GGTAGAAAATTAGCAAGTGGCATTGTTTCAGTACCAGGACCAAAGGGTGCAGGAGACATAGTTCCAGCAATGCTATCTCCAGGAGAAGCAGTTATTCCAGCAGAATATGCAAAAAAATATGCGCCACTAATTCAAGGAATGGTTGCTGGAAATATTCCTGGATATATGGCTGGAAAAGATCTTGCATATACCCACGCAGCAATGCCTTTTGCTGCAGGATCTGCACAATTTGCAGAAGGAATTAAAATTGCTGGATTAGAAAAACTAGCAGCAGAGTTTCCACAATTTATAAAGGTTGTTTCAAACTTAGTATCAGAATTGCCACAAGCCCTAAACGTTGCAATGAAAAAGGGTGCTAATGTTGGAGAATTTACTAGAGAGTATGGCGCAAGAAGTGGAAAATTTGCAACTGCTGCTAAATTAGGTGGATTAGATATTTCTAGTCCAGAAGCAGCAATGGCTTTACAAAAACTAGAAAATGAAATTGGAGAAACCACAGTTGTTCTTGCAAAACAACAGGCTGCTGGAGGAAAAGTTGTTGTTACTGATGAAATTTTTGCTAAAGCAACTCGTTCCGTAATTGATAAATATAAAGATGTTGAAAATTCAGCAGGTCAAGCAGCAAGGGCTTTAGATACAGCATCAAAACAAATTGGTCAAATAAGAGTAAGTGCTAAAAAAGAAGATATTGTTTCTGGTTTAGCAAGTGGAAAATTTGTAAAAACTAGAACTGGTAGACAAACTCAAAACCAAGTAATGTTTGGCAATGTTAATGTTGGAAGAGAAAGTGTTTCTAGCCCAGGTCAGTTCCAGTCTGGAAATCCAATAAGTCCAAGAGGAAGTTATAGAGAAAAGAAAAATAAGAAACAATCAGTACTTCTTCAAGAAGCAAGAGAAAATGCAAATGCTGCTATTCTTGAAACTGCTAGAGCAGCAGGAACTCAGTCTCCTTCTAAGAAAACAATTCGAATAGGTCAAGACATTGCTCGTGGTTTAGAAGTTGGAATGGCAGATAGACAAGATGATGTAGCAAGAGCAGGAACAAATTTGTCTAACGCTGCAATTGGTGGAGTTAAAGGCGGAGTTACAAAAATTCCATTTACATCACCAGGACAACAACCATCAACAACTGCTGGAGCCGTAGCAAAAAATGTTCCAATGAGTCCAGAAATTAATGCAGGAGTTAAGACAACAGCAGAAAATATTAAGTCTTCAACTGAAAGACTAAAATCTTTTGATAGAGTGTTAATGAGTAGTTCTTTTGCAATTTCGTCTCTCGCTGGTGTTGCGTCAATGTCTGGCGGTAAACTTGGAGAAATGTCTGGTGCAATATTTAAAGTAACATCAGCAATGTTTGCTTTACAGGCTATAACTAGTCTATTAACTCAATCTGGAATTGTAAGACTTGCAACTGAAAGAGGAATGAACGCTGGATTGTTAGTTCAAAACATTGCAACAAGAAAAGCAGGATTAAATACGTCATTATTTTCTGGTGGAATAAAACAACTGCTTCCTAATCTTTTAAAATTCGGAGGCATGATTGCAAGATTCTTAGGACCAATAGGAATAGCAATTTCAGTTGTTTCTGGTCTATACGCCATAGTTAGAAAAGTAAATGCTGAAAAAGAAAAAGAAAGAATGGCAACAGAAGGTCTTGCTAATGCAATGACCATGGCAAGTGATAAAGTTAAAACTTTAGCAGGATTATTAGGTCAAACACCAACAGCAAGAGCGGGTAGCGGAGCAAGAGTTAGTGCTAATCAACTTGATGCTACACAACAAACTGCCGTAGATGAATTAAGAGGTAGCAAAGAATTTTTAGATAAATATAAAAAAGATATTGAGGCTATTAAAACTGCAACAGTGTCAGAAGCACAGATTGCATTTAATGCTATCGCATTAGATCTAGGTGGTCAAGGATTTACAAAAGAAGCCGTAAAAACATACATTGATGCATTAGGTGAAGAGGCTGGCAAAACAGATGTTGCATTAAAGTTTAAACAAATTGATTTATCTACAGAAGAAGGAAAAGCCGCTGCAATTAAATTAGCAAAAGATACAACAGAAGGATTTAATAAAGCATTTGAGGGTGGAGTTAAAAAATCAAGAAAAGCAATTGGTGGTGGTAGAGGTGGAGTACTATTAGGACCAGAAACAATTGATTTAACTAAAGAACAACAAAAACAATTAAATATTACTTCAGCAGCACTTGCAAGCACACTTACAGGTTTAACTTCAGCATTTGGAAATCAAACAATAAAAGCAGATGAATACAATAAACAAATGGCATTAATTTCAGCAACCATACCTAAAGGAACTGAAGGAATGTTGCTTATGGATAAAACTTTACTTAATATCAGCCCTGCGTTTGCTGAAGCAGCCAAAGGTGTTAAAGACTATGACACTAAACTATTGCTTGTAAAAGCCTCTTTAGTTAATGCATCTGTTGGTCAAAAAATATTCCAAGATTTAATGTCAAAAGATCCAGCAATAGTTGCTGCAGCAAGAAAAGAATTAGAAAAGTATAGACTTGTCACAGATGCATTAGCAAAAAATGTTGTTATTACAGACCCATTTAAAGATCAAGGTGATAAAGGTACTGGAGAAAAAAGTCCATTCCAAAAAGCAAAAGAAGATTTAGAAGCACAAAGAGCAGAACTAAAAAACATGAAAGGGGCTTATGATAAATTAAAGAAGGCTGGAGTAGATACTGGAAAAGCATTTGAAGCAGCAAAAAACCCAATTTTAGCAGCAGCCCTAGCAACAACAAAAGTTGGCTCTAACAATTGGAAAACACTTCTTGGATTAATTAATCAAGTAAATTCAGCAAGCAAAAAGATACCTCTATCAATTGAAGAAACTTTTGATGTTGCAGAAAAAAGTATTGAGGCTAAATATAGAAATGCAATTAAAGCAGGTGAAGCGGCAGTAGAGACTGCACAAAAAGCGGTAAATAATATAGAAAAAGAAATATCAGGAATTCAAGATTCTATAGAGAAAAAACAAAGAAATATAGAATTAACTTTTAATAGACCAATTGAAACTTTGCAGGCTGAGTCTTCAGTTTTATCTGAGCAATTAAAGGATATTGATAGAGCAGCAGAAGCAATCAATACTAAATATGACGCACAAGAAAAAGCCCTTACTAAAATTTCTGAAATTAATCAAGAAATTTCACAACAACAAAAAGGACAACTAAGTCTTGCAGATGCATTAAGTAGGGGAGACATTTCAGCAGCAGCATCTGCCGTTCAAGATATGAGAAGTGCTGCAGCAGAGGCAGCAGTATCAAGATCATCTGGCGCTTTACAAGCAGCACGAGAATCAGAAATAAGTGGACTAAGAAGTGCAACTGGATTAACAAAAGATCAAATTGCTCAAAGACAACTTGAAATTGAAAAACAAGTTTATGCTTTAGAACAACAAAAAGCAATTGCTACTGCAGCCATTCGTGTACAAGAAGATCAAATTTATACAATTCAACAAGGTCAACTACTTACAAAAAAGAATGCAGTAATTGCAGCAGAAGAAGAACTAGCAAAAACTAGGGATCAACTAACAGCAGATCTAAATGTTATTATTCAAGCAAAACAATTTTGGGAAGACACAAAAACTGCTGATGCACTAAAATTAGTTGATGCTAAATTATACAAAGATGAAATTAAAAAAACTCAAGATAATGCACAAGGAGTACTAGATAGAATATTAGCGCTTAACAGAACAGTAATTACAACTCATATTATTAAGACAGTTACCAGTAGCAGCACACCAACACCTACTACTGTAAGCAGACCTACAGGTAAAATGTATGGAGGACCAATATCTTCTGGCACTAAAGGAGGGATGGGAATAGTTAAATCTATGGCTTTTGGTGGTATGGCAATTGGTTCAGATACCGTTCCTGCAATGTTAACTCCTGGAGAATTTGTAATGAATAAACAAGCAAGCAAGTCTTTTGGTCCATTGCTTTCAATGTTGAATGAGTCTAAATATCCATCAATGATCGGTTCATCATATGGAGGTCAACAGCCTGCATCTAATAATGTATCTGTCAGTGACAACTCCAACAGAGTGTATAATTATAACGTAGGTATCAATGTTCCGCAATCAAATGCAAACCCTGACGATATTGCTAGGGCTGTAATTGGTCAAATTAAATATATTGATGCCCAAAGAATTAGGGGACAGAAATAATGGCTACCGCAGCATATTTAACTGGACGACGTAAGTATCAACGTCCACAAGCCATACTTTGGTCTGAGAACGCAGGAACTCTTATAAATGGAGTTTATGTACCAACAGGTTATGAAATAGGCGCAGAAGTACCAGCAGAGACTGCTGAAAGCCTAATAGACCAATTTTTAATACTATCTGATCATAATCGAGGGGAGTTACAATTTAATCCAGTAAGAATAGAACAACGTCAAAGAACCATTAATGGTAGGATGAGGTCTTATCATATTGCAGATAAACTTAATATGTCTGTATCTTGGAATAATTTACCATCAAGGGCATACTATCAAAATCCAGATTTTAATTCAACTGGAACATCTGATTATAAAAATACCTCTGGTGAATTTACCTCTGATGGTGGAGCAGGTGGAGGAGACCTACTTGAGTGGTATGAAACTCATCAAGGTCCATTTTGGATGTATTTAGCATATGATAAATATAATAACTTTACAGTTGATGGAGAAATTGCTGATGCTTCATATGGACACCTTGCACAATACAACCAGATTATGGAAGTTTACATTTCAGATTTCAACTATTCAGTAGTAAAGCGTGGCGGAAGTAATCACGATCTTTGGAATATTTCGGTAACGCTGGAAGAGGTCTAAAGTGTTTGTCGGAGAAGAGTTAAAGACACACTTAGAAACATCTGCAACAGTTAAGTTAAAATCACTTGTTTTGGCTGAGTGGAATATGAATATGCCAGATAATATTTTTAAGTTGGGTAATTATAGATACCGTCCAACAGATAATACATCTCAATACTTTACCTTGCCTAACGAGTTTGATTCATTAGATGCTGGTAATTACTATACTGGGGCTACAGATTCTGATGTAGTTATTGATGGAGGGTTTGACGATAATAATGTTCCTCAAACATTTACATCAACAAAAGACAAACTAAAAATGATTTATTCATTAGAAGATTGTTTAAATCCATTTAGACCAAGATCTGGAATTAATAAAGCAGCATTTTTTAACAATAGGTCTTTCTCAAACTCAGGTGCTTCTTTAGCACAAAGACCAAGATATTACATGCCGTCACGATATGATCAGTTTAAATATTTTACATCATATAGAACAGAAAATAATACAGAGTATGGTATTGCTAAAAATATCTCTAATGATTTATATTACATCGATGATGCAGTCCCATTTGTAGTTTACAAAGAAAATGTACCAACAAACCGCATTGTTGTAAAAATGCAAACAAATGTTGGAGACGTAGATTTAGGACCTTTTACCACACAAACATCATCTGTTGCAGATCCTTTATTTGGAGATGCAAACAAGACAACACCTTCTAGATGGAAGATTCAATATTTACGAGATGAAAATTGGATTGATGCCTACGCATTTAGAGAAAATGATTTGCGTGAATCTGGTGACCCTATTATTGGTTCAGATGGATATGTTGAGTTAGAGTATGGATTAAAGATTCCAGAAGAATATAAATCAATTTTTATTTTTGCAGATACCCTTTCTTCTGATACCCTTTTGCCAGAATCAAATGTAGATGGATACGCTTACTTAGTTATAGAAAACGAGGGGGACAGAGGAACATTTTACATCTGGACTAATGGAGATTATGCAACATTCTCACCAGAGTATGGATGGCAACTAGGATCTGAAACAATAAACACAAATACTAACTTTATTAGTGATGTAACATCTCCAGCGTATTTTGATAATGACACAGAGGGTGGAACTACCTATCGTGATTTTGCTTACATTCGTGGTATGAGAATTGTAGTAGAGATTATGAATAAGTTTGATTCTACCTTTGATTTAATTGAAATGTCTCCTAGATTAATTGTTGATATTTCAGATAAAGTTGTTGATTTTAAAATTACTAAAACACTATCTGACATTGGAGTTACTTCTTTACCAGTTGGACAACTGCTTGCGTCAAATGGTCAACTATCTTTATTTGATGATGACCAAGCCTTTAATGATCAAAACACATCAAGCATTATTGCAGACTATATAAGAAAAAATATAAAGTTTACATTTCATGAAATTGTTCTTGATGTTGAAGGGTTTGACTATTACATTCCAATTAAAACTTTATACTCTGAAGGATTCCCGCAAGCAGATGTTACAGGAGCAACACTATCTCTTCAATTAAGAGATTTCTTTTTCTTCTTAGAATCTATGCCTGCTCCAAGACTTTTAACTACACAGACATCTTTAAGTTATGCTATTGCAACTTTGTTAGACTATATTGGTTTTACTAATTATGTTTTTAGAAGAGTTGACAATGAGTCTGATCCAATAATCCCATACTTTTTTGTTGCTCCAGATCAAAACGTAGCACAGGTTTTAAATCAACTTGCTTTGGCTACACAAACAGCAATGTTTTTTGATGAATATAATAACTTTATTGTAATGAGTAAAGACTACTTAATGCCAACAGAAGATCAAAGAAGCACAGACTTTGTTTTATCTGGTTCAAATAATCAAACCGACACTGGAGTTATTGAGAATTCAACATCTGAAAATTTACCAAACATATTATCAATTGCTTCACAAGATAAAAAAATATACAATGATGGAAAAATTAATTATACAACTAGGTATATTCAAAGGTCTGTTGGTACAATTCAACAAGCCAATATGATTGATAAGTATAGAGAATGGGCTTACGTACCAGCATTGCTTTGGGAGGCTTCTGGAACAGACAATGTAAAAACCATAAATAGTGTTGCATCAAAAACAAGTAAATATGCTTTAAGTGCTATTCCACTTAATTCTGATTTATCTGCAGTTGCCCCTACAGTTGTAAATCATGCAGTAACAAACAACTTTATTGATATGGGAGAAGCCGTTTATTGGTTAAGTAGATATGAAGGATTTTTTTATTCAAATGCAGAAATAATAAAATACGATGCTGTTGAATTTAATGTAACTGGTGTTGGCAACGTTTTTATTAGTAATAATCAAGAATATCAAAAATATTTTGCTTCTCTGCCATTTAACGGAAAAATATATCCAACTGGTAATGTTCGAATATATGCTACTCCATATTATGAAATTGTAGACGGTATTGAAAGATTACAAAATGGAGCAGTAGTAGATCATGGTCGTGGACAATTTGGTACAAAGATAGTATCTCATAGCGCTGGAATAGATTTGTATTGGTCTAACAACGACAATGTTCGTGGCTGTGAGATGCAGTCTCAATTTATGTTTACAACACAGTTAGACTCAGATGTAACATACCCAGCAACTACCGTTGGCGCCGCTGGTGTTAACAATGTTTTGGCTAGACAAACTACTCGCAATGGTATTATTAAAAACTTTATGTCTACCAGTTATTTAACTGAGACAGATGTTAATAGTTTAAAAAGTACTCAAACTGGAACAATTCAATCTTCTGCATTTGTAATGAATGGACCTGCCCCTGCTCCAACATTTAAACCATTAAACTTTGTTTCTTATGTATATAAAAATTTAGACAATGCATACAAACATTTTGGAACTAGAATGCGAATTGTTGGCAAAGTAGAAAATAATACAAGCAGAGTACAAACGCCAATTGGCAGCACAACCTATTACGACGTATCTGGAACCCTACCAGATCAAGCCCCAAGTATAGGCGGAGGTTCTGGTGGTATGGCTGTATTACTTAATCCAGAAACAAATAATGGTTACTATTTTGAAATAATTGCTCTTACAGAACAAAATGTAAGTTCATATTTAAAATTAGATACAAAAGGAAATGCTGAAAAATCTATTAATAATGTTTTATTTTACAAAATTAAAAAAGAGTCTTCTAGTAATAATGCAATACCAATTAAACTTTATGGTGGTCTTTCAAAAATAACTGTTGACGATGGAAGATTCACTGGTCAATACAGAATGGCTTCAGAGCAAGATCCTACAGTATATGACTTGTCTGTAGAGTATCAAGACATTGGTAAAATTCGTAGGTTTTATTTATATATAAATAACAAGTTAATTAAAATTGTAGATGATCCAGATCCACTTCCAATTTATAATAATATGGCTTTGTTTACCCGTGGATCATCAAGATGCATGTTTGAAAATGTTTATGCTTTAATGCAAAACCCAGAAAATCCTCAATTTGCAACTGGAGAAACTCTTTTTTCTTCACTATCTGATACCGAAATAAATGATAATGAAAGTTTTAGAAAATACGGTATGAGTCAAATGGTTAAGTCAACATATGTTTCTACAATTAGTGCACAAGAGCCACCTAAGTATAATATATACTTTGAAGAGTTTGGCTCTATAATGCGTGAATGTTCTTACTTTGACATTAGATATGATCGTGCATACCCTGCTTTATACGCTCAATTATCTCCAACTCTTAATAAACTTAAAGGGTATACAACCTCTGGATTTATAGCAGATTCTTATGGTGCAGAATTTTTAATATTTAACACAACTGATACTGCGTTAAATCTTGATGAAACAGCAGGAAACTACTTAAGAATTCAAGGAGTTACTTTTACGCAAGATACAACTCATGAGTTAACAGTTGATGAGTATTTTAAGAAACGTGGAAATTTGGCTGATCCAGAATTTAAAGGCAATGCACTAGTGTTTTCTCCTCTTGTTGAAAAAGCAAAGTATGATGAAATAAGGCAAAGTAGAATGATTTATGGTAAGAATGAGTTTTCAATTGATAGCCTATACATTCAAACAGATGATGCTGCACAAGCGCTTATGGGTTGGATTATAAATAAAGTTATGCATCCTAAAAAATCTGTTGGGGTAAATTTATTTTCAATTCCAACCTTACAATTAGGAGATATTGTAACTGTTAACTATAAAGATTCTTCTGGCTTAGACCTTGTAACTTCAGACTTAAGTCGGTTTGTAGTATATAATATTGATTACTCTAGAAGTAATAGTGGACCAAGCATGACTGCTTATTTAAGCGAGGTGTAATATGAGTTTGTATGGTGCATTTTCAGAATCAGCAAAACCATCGCCTAGTTCAACAAAAGTAACTGTTGCAAAAGGAGATACTCTTTCTTCTATTGCAAAAGAAAATAATACAACCGTTAAAGAAATATTAGCCGCTAATCCTAAATTTACACAAGATTCAAAATATAAAGGTGGAAATTTAATTTTTTCAGGAACTACAGTTAAAATTCCTACTAAAACATCTCCATATAATACTACGGGACCATTTAACGAATTTGGTGGTGTAGGCACAGAGACATATGGTCCAAAAATACCTGAACCTCTAACGACTTCAACAGTTGTTGATCCAGAGCCAATAACCCCAGCAGCAGTTCCATTTTTAACTCCAACAATTATTGCACCCGTTGTTGCCCCACCTGTTAAAACAGCCCCAATAGACACTCTTTTATTTGATCAAGAATCTGTTTCAACAGATGCCTTAGTAAATCTTATATTTGAAAACATTGGCGGTCAAGAATTAATTAACATTACTCGTAATGATATTGTTAATGGTCAAGAAGTTGTTTATCAACCAATTAAAAACCTTTCTTCTATACAGCAACAATATAATCCTAATAATATTTTAAGTTTACAGTCTACTTCAGACAAGTATTTTGCTAACTTTTCAATAAAACTTGAAAACAGAATACCAAATCCTGGTACTGGTCCAAATGGATCATATGTTTATTTAGATAATAATACAGGAAATCTTATTATTGAGGTTGTAAACCTTGAATTAGATGAACAAATTGAAGCAGAAATCACTGTAAGTGGTACAATATATGAAGCGGAATTTGGAGAATCAGCCTCTTGATAACTAATATTGGCAAGACTATTATAGGTAAATACATGCTTGGACAGGCTCCAGCATACGCCTCCTTCCTTGCTGTTGGTTGTGGTCCCACCCCCTTAGAAACTGGCGATGTCTTTAACGATTTTGCTACAAAAGAAAATTTAGATTTTGAAATGTTTCGTGTTCCAATTTCATCTAGAGGGTTTGTAAACGAAAACGGTATTAATAAAATTGTACTAACAGCAGAACTACCAACAGAAGAAAGATATGAAATATCTGAAGTAGGACTTTACTCAGCAGGGGCAAATCCTTCTGCTGGAGCCTATGACAGTAAGACCGTTTTTTCTTTTACAACTGGAGAAAATTGGCAATATCAAACTTCCTCAGCAGCAACAGCAATTGATGTTATAACTGAAGCATTAGATGATCCAGAAGATGATAATGTTATTGCAGTAGCAGATGGAGTATTTCAAACCAATGCGGACAACTCTATATTTTTTAAGGCACCTCGTACATCAAGATATGAAAGATCTAGATTCTTAAATAATATTATTTTAATTCAAGGCGATGAGTCGGATTTAACTATTAGTGAAGACAGCGGTCCTACTCTAGATCATTTTGTTATTGAAAATAATTCAAATCATATTAAATTAACTGGCGCTAATGTTGACTTTACAAGAAACTCACCAATAGATGAGTTAAGATTAGCGTTTTCTTTAGTAAGCAAAGACGGAGATTCTAACGCTATTCCAGATACAATTAGGGTGTTAGTTGATTTTTCATCAACAGATGGATCAGAGTTTGCAAAATTTGAAGCAGAAATAAATCAAGGAAGTTCTGGAAATTTAGAAAATTCAATTGCAGATTTTGAAACAAACAGGTATTTTGTAGTTTCTAAACAATTACAGGAACTATACACAAGTGCAAACTTTACTTGGAATGCGGTAACTACTGTTAAAATTTATGCTTGCGTTCTCGTCGAAGAGAGTGGTCCAAGTTTAGTTCCATCTGAAGATTATTACATTGCCCTAGATGCTTTAAGATTAGAAAATGTTGCTACCGTAAACCCACTATATGGTTTAACTGGATATTCAGTTATTAAAAATGATGAAGCAGAAACAATTGTAAAGTCTCCCAATACTAGCAATTACGTAGAATTTAGATTTTCAATAGGTGTAACCTAATGACTGTTAAAAAAGCAATTATTAAAAAATCTTCTTTACCAGCAGTTGATTCAGATAGTGCTGGATATGTAGTTAGATATAGAATCGTATCAGAAGATAAAAACAGAACATCACACTGGTCTCCAACGTTTACCACAAATGCCGTGCCAATTGAATCAGTTAATGGAGCGTTATCAATTACAGAAACAATTATTACAGCAGTGTGGGGAGATGAACTAAATAGACCAGCATATGACATATTTGTTAAGTTTGACTCAGGATCTTTTGGTTATCATGGAACATCAGCAGTTCACAATTATTCATTTTTAAATACAGGAACTACATCTGTTCATGTTAAAGTTCAAGTTTCTTCATCTGTAAAAGAAGTAAAAGCAGGACTAGTTATCTTTGACTCTGGCGTAGAGTCTTTGGTATAATTAAATAGGAGGAATCAATGGCAAAACTACCGCTACCAGAACGAGGTCAACCCTTAGATGTTCCATACATCTATCAATTAGTTGATACAGTAAATAAACTATCAACAGAGGTTTCTTCTGCAACCTATAAAACTACATCAGTTGATACAGCCAGTGCTGGTAGACAAAACTTAAAAACATCAGAGGCTAGGTTTGTTGGTGGCATAGTAGAGGTTGCGAACAACTCAACAGTAAGTGCGGGTAACGAAAAAACTTTTTCATACGATTTTTCTAGCGATTTTAAATTTCCACCAGTTGTTACCGCTACAGCAGTAAACACTGGAAACACCCCTGCTGGACAAAACGTAAGTGTTATTTTAAAAACAGTCACAGTGTCAAAAGTAGAAGGAACTGTAAGGTTTAACGCCTCTGGAGATTTATCTTTAGCAGTTAACTTAGTTATTCTTGGCATACCAAACTAACATTAAGGGTGGGGTATGATTTTTTGTAAAAAATGTAATGGTCGTATGTTTGTAGATAGACAATATAGCAACGTAAATCACCTAGAAACATTTTGTATGTTGTGTGGTTCTCGTAATTTTTTTCATCCTCCATCAGAAAGTGAGAGGGGTAGATGGTTACTGCAAAAGGAAAAATCCAGAGCCAGCAGTACAATAACGATCCTGTAGTAAAGGGAAGTAAGAAGATCTGGTTTCTTAATGGAGACCTTGTAAGGCTGTATCATAGTTCTCGTTCTACTGGGATGGTTACTGTTTTTAATATTACTAAAGACAGACTTGAAACTTGTTTGCGAACAGACTTTAGACGTAACAGACAAAAAGCATATACAGTTGCTGAGACTGCTAAGTTAATTAATCGTCATAGAAAATATATGCCAAAGTTAATGAAAAATGGAATTATACCAGTGCCAATTGGGGCTAAACCAAATGGTCAGCGTGGATGGCAAATTAGATCTTATTATTCAGAAGATCACGTTAAAGAAATTAGATCTATCTTAGGATCAATACACATTGGGCAACCAAGAAAAGATGGATTAATAACAAATAATAGTACTCCTACAAGTCAAGAATTGACAAGACGAATGGGAGAGGGTATACTTACATATACAAAGACAGAAGATGGAAGGTATATTCCAGTGTGGTCAGAGAATATCTAATCAGCACAGAGTGTGCTACAATTGTAAAACAAACAAAATAAGGTGGGTAAATGGAAAACGATAATACAAAAGTATCAGTAACATTAGGATATACACTCAATCTAGGCAACTTTCAATCACTAAGGCTTGACCTTGGCGTTATTGATTCTAAGCGTGATGGAGAGAACACAGATCAAGCGTTTGATCGTGTGTATAGATTTGTTGAGGACAGATTAACAGAAAAGATTAAAGAGGCTCAAGCAGAGGCTGCTGAACAAGAGTAATGGCTGAACGCAAAGACCGTATGGCTTTGCTTAGTAGATACAGTAAATTACATACAGCCAAGTATCAGCAAAAGCCATCTTTAAACTTAAATGTAGAACAGTGGGCTTCTGATGCTCTTGTTGAATCTTACGGGATAGGAACATGTTATGACTTATTGGATCATTATTTTAATATTTCTCTTTCCCCTTCTTGGAGTTACTTTGCATACAATGCGGAAAAAATACTTCAAGCAAAATTAGAAACAGAACAAGATATTAAAGAAAGAGAAGAACGAAGAGAGTTAGCGAGGAGATGGCTTAGTGAATAATACAGAAGCAAGAGTTATTTCCGCAGTGCTACAAGATAAACAAATGCATGTTTTACTACAGGCAAATGTTGAAAACCTTCTTAGAACCCATAACGATATTTGGAATTTTATTCGTTTATATTTTGACAATAACAGTTCTGTTCCACCAGTATCTTTAGTTATTGAAAAGTTTAGAGATTTCCAACCAGTCGAAGGCATAGGCGCTACAAAGCATCACCTTGAAGAATTACAAACCGAATATTTAAATGATAGCCTAAAAGACATCTTAAGGACTGCAGCAGGAGAAGTTCAGGGCGGTAATGGATCAGAAGCCCTCAATGGTTTAATTACTAAAACATCTGAGTTAAAGAAAAATACATCTGCTATACGTGATATTGATGCTACAGATCTTGAGTCTGCCCTTGCATATTATGAAAAGATTCAAGAGCAAAAAGAAACTGGTCACATTGGAATTAAGACAGGCTTGCCAGGGTTTGATAACTATCTACCTTCTGGAATCATGCCAGGACAACTAGGAGTCTTTCTTGCATATCCAGGTATTGGAAAGTCTTGGTTGGCTCTGTACTTCGCTGTACAGGCTTGGAAACAAGGTCGTAGCCCACTTATCATAAGTCTTGAAATGTCTGAGACAGAAGTTCGTAACCGTGTATTTGCAATCATGGGTGAAGGAGTTTGGTCTCATCGCAAACTAAGCAACGGTGAAGTAGAACTTGATATGCTTAAAAATTGGCATGCAAATAAAGTAGCAGGTAAACCAGAGTTTCACATCATATCTAATGACAATGGTGGAGAATTAAACCCATCTATTATTCGTGGAAAAATTGATCAATATAAACCAGATTTTGTTATTGTTGATTATTTACAACTTATGTCACCAAACCAAAAATCTGATAATGAAACGGTACGTATGAAAAACCTTTCTCGTGAATTAAAATTAATGGCTATATCAGAAGAGGTTCCAATCATTGCTATTTCTTCTGCTACTCCAGATGATGTTAAGGATCTAAACAGTCCCCCAACACTTGGTCAAACTGCATGGTCTAGACAGATTGCTTATGATGCTGACTGGGTAATGGCTTTAGGTCGTCCAGTGAACAGTGATATTATTGAGTGCGTATTTAGAAAAAATAGAAATGGTTTTATGGGAGACTTTTTAATACAGGTAGATTTTGATAAAGGTTATTACAGATATAAAGATTACGAAGACGGAAAATAAAATGACAGATATATATACACAAGAACAAATTAGAAGAGTATTAAATGGCATAGGCGTTGACGTTGAGGCAGAGTTTGGCAATGAGTTAATAGTTTTTTGTCCGTATCACAATAACACAAGAACTCCTGCAGGTGAAGTATCAAAAGAATCTGGTAGGTTCTTTTGCTTTGGATGTCAAATTACAAAAGGTTTAGAAGAGTTCGTAATGACTGTTTCTGGAAGAACATACTTTGAGTCTGTTAGATATATCAGAGGTAAAGATAAAGAGGTAGATCTAACATCTGTTATTAATAAAACACTTTACAGCCCACCAGATTTTGTTCAGTTTGACGAATTACTAATTAAAAGATTAAATAATCAAGCAATGGAATCACCAAGAGCAATTAGATACTTTGAAGGTAGAAAAATTACCAAAGAATCTATGACAAAGTTTATGCTTGGATATTCTGAAAAACAAGATTCTATTGCTGTGCCAATGCACAATCACGAGGGAATGTGTTTAGGGTTTGTTGCCAGAACTATTGAAGGCAAGGATTTTAAAAATACTTTAGGATTGCCTAAGAGTAAAATTCTTTTTAATTTAAATAGAATAAAAACATCAAGCACAGTCTATGTTGTAGAATCATCTTTTGATGCAATTAGACTAGATCAAATAGGATTCCCAGCAGTTGCAACTCTGGGTGCTAATGTGTCTGTATCACAAATCAGACTATTAGAGAAGTACTTCAACAACGTTGTACTAATAGCAGATAATGATGAAGCAGGAGTTATTATGACAGAAAAGTTAATAGAAAAACTTGGGTCATTAGTAACTGTTGTCAACTTAGAAAAACAATATAAAGACGTAGGAGATATGGATGATGAGTCAATAAGAAAACTCGAATTTCAGTTTGACAATTCTATATCTACTATGCTAAAATAAATATAACAAAAGGAGAAAAACATGAGCGTAGTAAAGGGACTCAAAAATATCAATGCCCTGCTCGACAAACCAAAATATGATGAAAACTCTCCAAAGGTAAGATGGTTAAAAGTTGCCGATGGACAAGCAGTAAAAATTCGTTTCATTGAAGAACTAGATGAGGACTCTGCAAGTTACAATGCAGAACGTGGTCTTGCTTTAGTTGTCAAGGAACACACAAATCCAAAAGACTATAAGCGTAAGGCTGTAGACACAATGGAGTCAGAAGGTCGTGACTGGGCGGAAGAAATGCACCGCAAAGATGTAAAGGCTGGCTGGCGTGCACGTCTACGTTTTTATTGCAACGTACTTGTAGATGATGGAATTGAAGCACCATATGTGGCTATTTGGTCAATGGGTGTTAGCAAGCAATCTGCATTTAATACTATTCGTGAATATGCACTTGAAACAGGTAGCATATCAAATCTAACTTGGAAGTTAAAGCGTAATGGTCAGGGTACTGAAACCAGTTACACATTAATTCCATCTGCACCAGACAAAGAACCATTTGCTTGGGCAGAAATTAAGCCATATGCTCTTGAATTAGCACTAAAGAAAATTCCTTATGCTGAACAAGAAGCATTCTATTTGGGCTTTGACAGTCCATCAACTTCTTCTGCTACCAACGTCGACTGGTAATAGATGAACTATGTAGGCTTACATGTTCATACTCATTACTCCCTATTTGACGGCATAGCAACTCCACAGGAGTATGTAGACCGTGCTAGCAAGTTGGGTATGAGCGCTCTTGCAATTACAGATCACGGTACACTTTCTGGTCACAGAGAACTGTATCGTGCTGCAAAAGAAAAGGGTCTTAAGCCAATCCTTGGTCTAGAAGGATATATGTGTGCAGACATATCAGATAAAAGAGATAAGTCTGAAAGAACAGGTCAACAAGATCTTGTTTATAATCACATTGTCCTTCTAGCCAAGAACCAAAAAGGTTTGGAAAATCTTAACAAGATTAGCGAAATAGCATGGACAGATGGATTCTTTAAAAAACCAAGGTTTGATTTTGAAATCCTTAAAAAATATAAAGAAGGAATTATTGTAACGTCTGCTTGTCCTAGTAGCGTTATTGTTAAAGCATTAGAAGAGCAAGAGTTTGCACTTGCTAAAAAACATATTAAATGGTTTAAAGAAAACTTTGGTAACGATTATTATATTGAAGTTATGCCACACAATACACCAGAAATAAATAAATACCTTATTGAACTTGCAGATGAATTTGACATAAAGGCTGTAGTTACTCCAGACTGTCACCACTCAGATGAATCACAAAGGGATATTCAAGAGTTTAAACTTTTAATGAATACTCATGCTAAAATACAAAAAGATACAACATATGCAAAGTCTGTCAAGTGCCCTTCTATGATGGACAGATTAGATTACTTATATGGTAGAGATAGAGATATAACATTTAACAAGTTTGAGATTCATCTTCTTTCGTATGAAGAGATTAAAGCAGCAATGGAAAAACAGGGTATTGATAGAGAAGATATATACTCAAACACACTATTACTGGCAGAGACAGTAGAAGACTATAATATTAAAGATGGTCTTGACTTACTTCCTGTTCAATATAAAAATCCAGATCAAGAGTTAGCAAACCTAGCCTTTGCTGCTTTAGAAGAAAAAAGATTAAACTCTAACTGGCTTGGTAATGACATCTACGAACAAAGGCTTGATGAAGAGTTATTTATTATTAGAGATAAAAAATTTGCACCATACTTCTTAGTAGTTCAAAATATGATTTCTTGGGCAAAGAAAGAAGGAATCTTGGTTGGTCCAGGTCGTGGATCTTCTGCTGGTTCTTTGGTTTGTTATCTTCTTGGTATTACAGATATTGATCCACTAGAGCATGGGCTATTGTTCTTCCGTTTTATTAATCCAGAACGTAATGATTTTCCAGATATTGATACAGACATTCAAGATACTCGTCGTGATGAAGTAAAAGATTATTTAGTTAGACAATATAGGCACGTAGCATCTATTGCAACATT